CGTAAATTGTGTAGATACCGTCATCAATTGATTTAGTTTGATTACCGTAAAGAGCGATTGCAAGAGATGAAACATCATATTCAACCATTTCAATATCAATTGTCAAAGGATTGAAAAATGTGTTTGTTATAATAATATCTTGATCGGGTTGTCCAATATATGGAGTTGCGTTTGGTTTGTTTGTTGGTGATGATGAAGGTGATAACGTTAAAAACATTAAGTTTGCAGTACTATCAACATATCTATATCTAATTGACTTTTGTTGGGCATTTACTTGGTTCGTAACAACTGGTTCACAATAAAAGTTAGATGTAACTACTCTAAAGAAGTTAGGAATTTTAGTCCCATCTTCATTCAAATATTCAATTCTGAAACCAACTAATCCTTGTGGTACAAATTTATTCCTATACTCTTGTGGTATTAATGATAAATCCAGAACAATTCCTTTAACGTTTGGAAGTGCACTTAAAACACCACAATCAATAATTGAAGTTCTAATTTGAGCGGGTCTAATTAACATTGTGTAAATTCCCAATGCATTGAATTCTGTTGCGGGTAAGGTTAAATTGTATAGTCCACCTAATATTTCTACAGGTGATCCACCTACTTGTTGATTACTAAAATAAGGCCTCAACAATGTCTTGGCATCCAATTTTTTCAATACGAAGTTGCTTGTAACGTCTCTTGAGGGAGTATAATTCAAAATTATCTCCATATCATCTGGTGAACAGTCTGATGGTCTTATTGTACCGTATGAAGCTATTGCCATGTTTTAATTTATTTTCTATAAATAGTTTATCTCTTTATTTGGTTTCCACATTGAAAAACCCGTAACCATAATTTTGTAGGTCACCGACATTATCAACCTCTCCTAATCTTTGAATATATTGATATGCTGAGTTTTTTCCCCTCTCAACATATAAATTTGTGACAATTTCAGCATCCCCAATTGTTTTCTGAAGTGCAGGGTTTTTGTAAAAAAATTCTGCAGTTAATTCATTTTCAGTTAATCCAGAACTTTTTACAAAGAATATTGTTCCATCATCAACATAGTCGTAATAGTCAACATTTTGAATGGTATATCCTGTATAAAGAGGCGAAATGTTATTAATAACCCCAAACACTTCATTATTCTTTATTACAGGTGCACCAACAATAAATTTCTGTGGACCATATTGAGCTAATTCTTGTATTCTTGATGTTGTAATACCCGATACAGTATATGGAACTGTTATGTAAGCGCTTGTTTTTTGATCTTGAACATTGTTTTCAGCATCACCTGAGAAAATAAAATTATAACTTATAGGTGTTGCAGACCAACTTCCTGTATTTGATGTAAAGAAAGCCGTTCCTGGTTGATTCAATATAATGGGATTGGTATATGGTGTGACGATTTGTTTCTTCACTGTATTAGTTCCCCACGGATTCTTCTGTGATAATGTAATCGTGTAACCACTTACTACTGTAGGATATTGATGTGATATTGATGCAGGTGTAAGTTGATTAAAGTTATTAACCGGTGATCCGTCGCCCCAATCTATTGTGTATGTCGATAACTCCAAGAATTTTTTAAATTCATCTGAAGTATTGTAAACATAATATGTGTATGGTGATCCTGTTGTTGATGAGAATATAAAATTGGTAACCACATCTTTTTGTAAAAGAGCTCCATCAAATGGTGAATAGTAACCACAGTCCAATGCAGTTTCGGTGATCATAATCGGAATTGTAAGTCCAGTCAGAAGTGAGGTACCACCAGGTCCCCCTGATAATACTTGTGTCATTCCTGAATAAACCCCAACCGGGTTTCCCGAATAATATACTGTGAAAATGTCTCCTTGAATTACTTCAGGTGATATTCTATAAACGTAATCTGATGCCATTATGGATTCACATATTCATACCATTTTATGGGTACTAGCCCTCCCACTCTTTGTGGGACTAAAGAATAGGTATCAAACACTTGGTAAGTGTGTGTCGGATAATCTAAATCAACCCTATAATAAAAATAGTCAGTCGAATTAAATGCATACTTGTTTCCAACTACTGAAGATTGTGGTCTGTTCATCATTCTAACAAACTGACCTGTCTTCCCGTCAAAAAACTTAGCTGTCATGTAAAATCTACTGATGTCAAGGAAGTCTCTTTTTTTCAACCAATAAATAAAGAACCCTTCTTTATCCCCAACATAATCTAAAACAAATTGTGGCTTTTTAATCAAAACTTGAGTGCTTTGCATTAGTGTTGACATTCTCGCACCTTGTTGTGTGGGTAATATAATCGTTATGTAGTTTTTTTGTTGTGATTCAATTGGACTATCGTATAGGTCTAACTTAAAGAATGAATTTGTGAATTGATTTGTATAGTAATAAATCTCTTGTGTTGTGAATCCTTCTGCTCTATAGTCTATCTTCCAATTGTTTTGATTAGACAAACCATTTCCTTCGAAGAAATAGAATTCATAATTTATATCTGTTCTATTTTCATAAACACTGTGAACAAATCTTGTTGTTTCAAAGTCCTTATCAGTCTTCAATAGTTCCTCGATAGCCATATCCTGAAACTCAATAATGTCTGATTCAACATCAAGATATTCCCAATCGAGATTGATTGGTATATTGATTTGGTTATTAACTGTTCCCGATAATAATATTTGTTTACTCACACTCATCTATAATTGGTTTTGTTACAAGTGTCTCGGTATTCAAACTAAATCCTTGAATAGGTGAGAATTGAGCTCCTTCAGGTATAACCCTAAAGAAACTGTTTATGTATGGATAATGTGCGGAGTTCACAAATGGATAATCCACTCCATTACCTACCTCATCTATAAATCCATAAGTGTAAAGGTCTCTCCAAAAAAACTCTCTATAATTGTTAGAGTAATATGACCAAAACGGAACATTATCCGCATTTTCAATTGACCCTGTTTCAACATAGTTTGAAAATTGTCTTATCTTCATTCCTATGTGAGGCTGATAATAATAACCATTTGGGTTAGTCGTCGGTACATCCGAAGATTTAAACACATCTTGGTTATATTTTATTTTTTGATAATATGGCGAAATAATTCTTTCGGTTTGAGTAACGTTATTCCATTCACACCAATCACCACAGATAGTATCTCCAGACTTAAAATCTAAGTTATAGTAAAAAGTTTCCGTAGATCCGCTCGTTAATGTATATGATGAAAACCCAATGTTAGTATTTGATTTAAGATTTGATTCATCCCAATAAAGATTATTTTGTTGAGTGATATTAAATTGCCATCCTTGTTTTACTCCGGTACCTTGGTTTGGTTTGTTAAAGTATCCCGAATAACCCTTATTGATTATGGTTAAGAAAATTTCATTCAAAGGTCTCTTCTGATTATCCAACAAATTTTTGATATCCAAATCATAATTCATTGTAAACGTATATGTTTGAGATGCGTTCTTCTGAGAAATCCTCGAGATATTATTTGGTGTTAAAGATGAAAATTCAAACTTCTTGTTTGAAGAGAATGGTAATTCTTCAAATCCTGTTTTAGTTACAACTAAGTCATTAACATTTGTTATGACTTTATGCATTTTGATATAATACGTTGATTTAGTTTCAGCAGAATTGGATATGTCTAATATCTTTTTGAAAACTCCTTTTCTATTATTTGTGAAGGTGTTTCCTGTGTAACCCACATTAAATAAATTAAAAATATATGTTTCGGACGCAAACGTGCCATCTCCCAAAAAGTTAACTTGGAATAATTTTTGATTACCATAACCAAAGTTAAATTCAACGTAATCACCGATCTGTAAGTTATGTTCAGCAATACACTTACAAGAAATGAAATCAGTCCCGTTAAACGACCTTAAATTGACAATAAACGGTATTCCATCACCTGCCAACCAATTAACTTCATCAGTACCATTTGTCCAAAACAATTGTTGAGTATAATTGTTTTCTACCGGTAGAGTTAAATAATACGTCCAATTATAAGTGTAGGCACTTCTACTAACGTACGGAATGTGTTGATCAGAGATGTTAGGTCTGAAAAACTCGAACTCATAATACTGAGGATATCCTTTCCAAATACCGCTCAATAAAGATCTTTCTGCATCCACATAATATAAGTTGTTTAAGAACGGAACATATTCTGTCGTCCCTGTGTAAGCATTCTCATACAATGGAGCAACTTTAAATGTTGGTCTAAATGTAGTTGACGCCTGTCTTTCGTCATCAAATAATGTTGCCAGATTGACTGAGGCAATTCTATCATACTCAGTAATTTCATTTGTTTTTGAATCTACTGATACACTAACTTGTTGATTTACAGTTGGTGCTGACTTATACCTTAATCTACTTGGTACTATAATTGTATTATCCATTAATCAACATATTTTTTAACAAACCTATTCATCGCACTCTTACCTCTCGATAATCCAAAATAGAAATGGAAAGGTAATCCAACTGTGAAATAAGAATTTAAATTAACCGGATCGTAACTCGGTGAATCGGCAGTGTTTTTATCTCCTTCGAACTGATAAGCTTCACTTGTAGTTCCAGGTCCGAATAAAACATTACTTCTATTATAAATGTATCCCTTCATGAAATCTGCTCTTGGATTTTCACCCATAAAATAGTTTGATGTAATATCAGTTCTATTTAACTTCTGATATAGATTTTTCTGAATTGATCCTGTTCTCCAATCATTATTTTCAGTACCAAAGATTGCATTACTATCTCTTGTTTGCCAAGAATAGAATGGAACTTCTTGTGTTTTAACAGGTAAATAATCATAAACTGCACTGTTATATGTGGCATTGTCGTTTCTGATCAATCTTCTCGGAGTAACCAAGTCTCTTGTTACGGTATCAGAAGAAAAGAAAACACCAATCACTGGATTACCACTTCTATCTTGTCCAACAAAGAATGGATTATTTGTACTTGATCCTGATTGTGCACTATATGCTTCAAAATTAAATTCTTGAACACCAAGTTCTGAATTGATTGAAATCATTTGAGCATAGTCTCCATCTATCTTTGACTTACTTCGTGTAAAGAAAGCATTAATTGATCCATCTCCTAATCCAACAAGATTACCTAACCACTTCGAATTAACTTGTCTCGATATGATAAAAAGATTCAAAATTTCAGCAGGGTCTTGGAATGTAGTCGTTGGTATATTAGTCATATTATATCCATAGAATTCTTCATTCAACGAAATCTCTTGAGTGAAAGCATCCCTTGGTCCCATATCCATGACTGTAGTTGGGAATAAAATTTCTTTTTCGTTTCTTCTTCTCGGTGAAGGTGTTCTTTGTTTTCCAACAAATGTTTTACTCGATGAATTGTATGGTGATGATCTATAATAAAAATTATTAGTCTTTTCATGTAAGACAATTGTATCCTTACAGAACTCATTATATGGTCCATTAGGATCTACAGGATCTAAAGGAGATTTAAAAAATCTTAAATTTCTAAAAGGGAAATGATATAATACACCATTGACCCAGTTATTGATAAAGGTATGTCCAAATACCCCTCTACAAGCCGCAAAGTTTACTCTAGTTCTCGCTTTATACTCACCTAATTGTTTGAAGTCATTAGGTAATGACAATATCACTCTACTTACAAAAACATAACACCCTCCTTTAACAACCGCCTTCTTATAACAAGCATCTGTAGATGGTTTAACACCGAATGATTCTGAATCACCAGAATAACATTGTAATGGTACCAATCCTTGGCATGTAAAGGTTGATGTAAATTGTTCTTCATACTGGCTTAAGTTTTCTGTCGCTTCGTTAATTAAAAATGATGCACCCTGATCGTCATAAGACTCAACAGCACCTTCATCACTAACAAAGTAAAAACTGAAATTAGTATTTTGATGTAACAAATAACTATTGTTTTCATATCCTGATCGTGAAGTTGATGTTGGGAGTCTATCTGTTCTCATAACAATTTTTTGCGTTTGAGCTTGCATAGACATTGTGGTTGCAGTTGAGTACACAGGTGAGAAATAAACAAATCTATCATATCTTAAAGAAGCCAATCCTTCTTCAACACTTCCTCCAACTGATGCAAAGAAGTACGCACCTCCCTCAACATATTCATCGTTCCAATATCCCACCATCTCTTTACCCTGTGAAACTTCGGTATAATATCTTCCGAATACTGTATACCAATTGACATTATTCGGATTTAAATAAGCAGCAACATTACTAAACCTCGGTTGTGAACTAACTATTGGATATTGTGACATCCCAAATATATTCACAGAAGTATTAGCCTTCAAATAAGACCCATTACTTCCCGAATTCACTGTTACCTTTGTAGAATCTAAAATAGAATATGTATTACCAGGTTTCACTTGGAATGACCCAACTTTGGTCGAATCCAAACTCGAATAATATGAAGGCATGTTTGTCGTATATCCTGAATAATTCGTACCTGGTTGGAAAATATATGAGTCAAAGAATATTGGACTACTTTCATTTGTAGAATATTGGTCATGTCTTGGTAATACTAATCCTGGTTGTATTGGGATGTTCAACTTGTATTTTGATGTTACTTGCACTGTTCCATATGGTTGTCCACATATTCTTGATATATCTACTGTTGTTGTTTGTCTTGTGCTGTTGGGATCGACACCTCTTTGTAATACAACAACACAAATCTCCTTGTTATCAGGAATTGCATAATATGGTCTTGTCGCATACATTGGTTGCCAAGTTTTAGCTCCACGTCCAAGACCTAAAAATCCTGTTTTTACGTGATGTTCTTCCCACAAATACATTGCACCTGCAATATATCTTTCATTCAAACTTCTTTGTCCCGTGAAAACTGGTGGATTCAAAGATGAAAAATTACTATAAGTCATCGCTGTGATAACTTGGAAATATTCACAATCAGACTTAACCTTTGAATACATTAAAAACTTAGGTTCCTGACATCTCGCGCTTGTTATTGCAACTCCTTCATAAGGTAATAAATCGTTTACACATACAGTACCTGTTATTGATGTGTTTCCGGAATGATATACACCATCACAATCGGTGTAATACCATTGTGTCCCTGTTTCCGCGGTCACTGTGGAAACCCAACAGTTTTGTATTGTATCCGCCGATTGATTGACAATATATTGTTGAGTTAATAATTGATCAGGGCTATCAGGATTAGCATAATTCACTGTGATTGCCTTAAGGTTCTTAGCATATCCTGTTGATGAAGAAAATCCTGAGAAATTAGTTTCAGCACCATTCACGTTTGGATCCAAAGAATTGAATGGGTTCTGGAATGTCATCACTCTTCCTGTCACAAAATTTTCCAATGCAACAGGATCACATAAAATTGTTACTGTATTGTCGTAATGATACTGTCCTGCATTAGCGGCAACATCTGATGCAACATATGTTCTAACTTGGTTGAACCCTCCCGAAGTATTAAAGTATTGGTTTTTAAGATTGAATAAATTAAGTCTTTCAGTCAAGGTCAAATCGAAAGAAGCTCTTGGTCTCTCCGCAAACCAAATTGTTGCAGGGGTTCTTTGTCCTACAATATTTTGGTTATTACCCGCAATAAGTCTCTGCACATCTGTTTGGTATACACTCGCAGGATTTTCAACAGTTTGTTTTCTACATGAAATATCTTGTTGTTCTAAGGTGAAATAAGTTGTATTATAATATTTGAACCAAGTATCATCAGTACAATATTGTTCGTCAAATACATTACCATAAGAAACAGGATTTGGTGAATCTGCCAACAATGTTAAAGATGTCGTTCTTAAAGATTCTTGAACGAACGCCTGAGCGTTTGCACTTGATTCAGGTGTTTCATTAGTACATGAACAAAGTTCACAATCAGGATATGTTATCGTTGGTAATGCAATATTCTTGAAAGGATCTCCTAAAGAATTAAAAATATCTCTGAACGATGGTGGTCTTGGACAATTGATGTTAACAAATGGAATGGCATCAACAATTTTACATAAAACAAACACAAAGGTTGCTAAAGTTCCATAAACAAAAGTGATTAAAATTTTCAATATCGGCCATAAGAATGCCAATATGTGAACCACAACCATTAATGGTATAAGTAACAACGTTATAAAACTAAAAAAGAAGTTGAAAAGAATAAAAATCAAATCGAAATTCTTAACCCCATCGTTCGTCGGAAACTTATTATTTGTCGAGTCACAAGTTGAATCTAATATTTCTTTTATTCCAATGAATCTTCCTCTGTTTGACCCATTATGATATCCGTCAATGAATTGTGATGGAGTGTAAACTCTATTGTATCCAAATTCATAAAAGGTATCCTGACAACTAATCGCTGTCGTTGGATCAGCATATTCGTTCCAATCCAAAGAAAAGGCGTAGGACTTTTGATATTGTTGATATGAAGTAGATGCTGAGGTTAAAATTGATGGGTCTAATGAAGCCGAACTCCAACCATATTCTCTCACATTCGGTAAAAGATAATATGCTCTTTTCACTTGCTCACCCATATCAGGAGATTGCTCCCACTTAACTTTGAACCTATATTTACCTTTTGTTGGTACACCGATAGTCGGATCTAAGGATATTGTTCTTTCACCAAATTCATTGGTTATGATGTAATCCAAATTCATTGGTAAATCTACTAGCCACGTACCATCTCCATCTATCACTTTAGCACCTCCATCAAATTCGTATTCTTCCAATACAGGTCGACCATTACTATCTTGTCCAATAGTTTGTCTAATCGCAAGAATTTCACCTGGTCCTGAAACTAAGTCACAGATATTTCCAGCTTCGGTCGATGGTCTACAATTCTTTCTTATAACTCTTCTGTCACTTGCAGAAATTATGGATCCCATGAATACCGCAGTAGGTTGGATATCAATGTTTGCATCGTCCCTTAAATCGAAGTCGACTCTATTGATTGCTAATTGACAAACTTCAGGTTGTCCCCAAAACGGTGACACACTTATATTTGCTTGAAGTGAAACGATTTGTGGTAATGATTGTAAGTCGGGTGAGGATTTAAAGTTATTTCCCGATAGTTGACTTTCTGTTGCAATTCCCATTCTTATCAAGTCTTGTGGAGTCAAACTAAACTCACCTATATCAGATAAATCACAATCCATGAACACTGTTTGGTCTCCTAATGGGACCCCCATGATCATGTAGTCACCACTATCATTAGTCTTTACTGTAAACTTATAGTATTTGTCATAAACAGTAACGACTGTTGGATTTGTTAAAGCATCATTTCTTGAAGGGAATGTCCCTGTTGCGGCGTGTTTTGAATAAGATTTTTCATATGGTAATAGATTGTATCTATACCCATCTTCATTCTTGTCATTAGTTGATTTGTAAGGATAAAGTGTTGAGATAATTTCGTTATTCTCATCTTCTTGTTCTAAAGGTACAAAAACAGATACTCTTACATTTGGTAATCCGAATCCTCCGTTAGCGGTAACACGACCAACAATAACACCATAGTCTGCACAGTTTCTTGTGTAGATATCATCACTTTGAATCTTCAAAGATAGAATCTCTAAGAAGTCGAACTCTTGATCTATCTGTACATTTATTGTTTGGTCAGACCCTACTTGTGTTTTAATTCTGTAAGAATTGGTCATTCATCTCTTTTTTGATAAATAGTTTAACCCCCATTTTCTAAGGAAATGTAAATGGGCGTACAATTTAATAATAACCTAATAAAATTGTAAATAAACTTAAGAGAACTGAACGTTCTGGAAGTTCTTAACTCTTACCTTAATATCTTTCTGAGGATATCTGATTTGGTAAACTTGATTTGGTTGTGCAAATATTGTGTCATCAACAGGTCTGATTTGTTTTGTAACGTCATCAGAATAAGCCATTGATGTTTGGAATGATGAATATTGTCCTCCAACTTCATTGAATACATTAATACCTGTAACAGTAATAACTCCGTTTTCATCTTGAATCAAACTATTCAATTCGGACAAATAAATGTTCTGTCCAAGTTGTCTTGTTTGTGGATTCATGAATGTTGTCAACTTATTGATAATATTTGTAATAACTTGTCCTTGGTTCTGTGTTGCATCTAATACAACTGAAACTTCAAAACTAAGATCAATAACTTCAGCAGTTTCGATTGAAACATAGTCATTCATCATTCTATAGTTTGATAAATAATTTGCCAAGTTTTGTTTCAAAGTGTTTGACACTATTGATGTTAAGTTACCTGAAGTATCATATGATAAAATTTGAACTTGAATCTTATTGTTGTTTTCAGTTATCGCAACTTTTGCAGGTGCACCAAACTGAGATGGCATCTTTCTAATAATAGCTTCGTAGTCATTAACTGTCACCGCTCTATTTTGTGATGAGAAGTTAAAAGCAACATAGTTTCTTGTTTCTTCTACTGTTGGTTGTCCCGCCCCACCAATTGCTGCCGTCACGTTATTACATCTTAAAGATCCAACAACTTGTTGGTTAATATTTTCAGAAGGACCGTTAACGAAGAATGTAACTGTACCGATTTGATTAATTACATTAGTTCCTAAGTTAGTTGATAATCCTCCACCCGTTCTATATTGAATGAACAATGTTGTGTTAGCTCTTAAGGCAGATCCTAATGACATGTTGTTTTGATACAATTGTAAGTTCAAAGGAACTCCAAGGGTTGTGAATTGGTCTAAAGCATCTTGTGATGTGTTTGTTCCTCCACCAAAAGTCATTTTCAAAAATCCTTCAGGTGTATATTCAGTAATGAATCTATCTTGTGTTTGAATATATCTACCTACTTTAATACCTGGCTGATCCGATACTTTTGTTGGGTCTTCAATGAATATTCTATCTTCAGCTAAAGCGTCAACTTCATACCATCTGTTTTGTAATCCTAAGAATTCATTAACCGTTGGTACTGTTGTGTAACTTGTACCATCTTTTAATAAAACACTTGTAACACCTAAAACGTTTTTTTCAGGTAGGAATATTTCTAAGAATGGTCTTACATCACTTGGACTTATAACTCTTTTGAAAACTTTAGTTAATCCATTAACAACAACCTCTCTCTTTGTAATTGTATAGTTTACCAATCGATTACTTGAATCGAAGTTTGGCACCTTTAATCTATTTGGAAACCCTTGTGAATTGTAGGGTGAAGCAAAATCAATATCTTCAACGTTTTCAAAAACTTGTCCTGCACCTAAAACTTGAGAACCTCTTCTAAGTTGTCCCAAATATCTTTCATCTTCTTTATCTCCAAAGGCTGGAACTGTTATTG